ATGGTCTTCCCAGAATACGAAGAATTCGATCCCGAAGACCTCATCAGCGACGATCCTGATGCGATTGAAAACCCCGACGTTGCGAAGATTATGGCCTCAGTGGCCCGACACAAGGGGAATATCACCCAGGTTTCGGTCCATTGGGCAACAGCTGGCCTCCTGTGTTCATGGCAGGCAGAGGCGGCATGGGTGGAACAGACAAAAGAGAAGATCAAGCTTGCAGTCGGAAAGGCCGGAAGTTTCAAGATGCAGCAGTTCGCCGACCAACAAGCAACAAAGCGAGTGAACGCAGAGAAGCTGGTTGAGGAACTTATGTCGGACCCGCAGTTCCGTGCCTCGCCTGCTAGAGAGCGCATAGCGGTTGCGAAGGCTATTCTCCCTATCTCTGAGAATGACAGGGATAGTACCCGAGATTTAGCGCTGGCCTACGTGTCGAGCCGGGCTGCGGCCGAGTCCGTAAGGTTGGAATTGGAGATCAAGAAGAACCTGGATCAAATCGCGACCGAACTAGCCGCGACAGCCGAATGGGCGATGACGCCCCTGGCACGGCCTCGAAAGACCCTAGCCTCTCAACACCTCCTGAAGATTACCGATGGATGGTCGATGCCTCCAGCCTTAGCGGAAGTTCTCAGGGACCGGGCCGCTCAGCTCAACGGAGATTCGTAGGAGTTTAGGCTTCGTGAGCCTGGTGGGCCACCAGATCGGCAATCTTCGCTATTAGTTGAGAAGATCTCACCTTCAAAGCAACTCCACTAATCTGCGTGGATTTGTTTAGGTAAGTGATGAGATCAAACTCCTTCATCTGCCGTCTATTGTATCAATAATCCCATTGACAATAAATAGCCTTCCCTCATAATCAGCGGCAGTAGTGATCGCATTCAGTGGTTGCTCGCACCTAGCCCTATGAGGGGGTGAAAGATTATGGGATATCGGAACATACGGACTTCCGACATTAGCGGGAAGGTTCTCGATGACGACCAGGTAATCACAGTCGTCGTTCGGGGGCTCGGAAAGCTCTTCGACGCTTCAGCTGAAGAGCTGGAAGGGTTGAAGCGACTCACTAACGTCGTTGAAGTTGAGCTTCGCCACGCGGACGGTAAGGAGGAATCCTTCATCGTCAGCAAGGCGGACTTCGACAAAGTCGTGACCAGTGACGTCCTGGCAAACGCCGACAACATCCGGGGAAGAAGGAACGGGTTTACACCCAAGACTTCCTGACCAAGGAGGTGATCCCTAAAAGCGGCCCGCCATCCAGATTTGAGTTTTTCTCTCTGGGTGGCGGGTCTTTAAATTGAAAGAAGCCCGGTCATAAGACTGGGGCTCTTCCACGATTTAGGTAGGTACGACTCTGACGCATGCAATCATCGCGTTCCTTTCAGCGTGCAGCAGGATCGTTGTGTACGCCTGTTGCCAGTCATCAAACACTCGATCATGCTCGCGCCAGAGATTGTCCTCAAGCCGCTGTGCATGGACTTTGAAGTGCTCGGCCTCTAGCAGGATGGCGACGTACCAAAGAGGCACGTCCTGCGGCTCTCTCTGGTCGTTCACACGTCCTAGCAGCACCACGTCACCCTGAAGTGCCTGCTTGCCCCTCAGGAAGGTTGCATGGCACCACAGGAGCAGCGTGGCACGCCGGTTAGTCGGCAGTTCAAGATAGACGGCGCTTTCACTCTGGAACAGCGAAGCATCAGGCCGGTTCACTGCGAACCGTTCAACCTCACCGCCTAGTGTCGCCGTGAGATCAGAGAACTCCTGTAGCTCCAGCGGTTTGTCGTTGTCCGCAGGAATCAAAATCCCCTTAGGCAACTTCATCACCTGCCGGAACTACCCGCGTCTGCTCTACTGCAGTCCAAGCTTGAGCCTTCAGCAGCGCGTAGTTCGCCGCCTCAAAGTAGTCATCGAAGCGGCGCAGGTTGCCGTTGAACTTAGTTGGATGGTCAAACGTTTGGAACTCAGCCTTGTAGGACTTCGTTTCAAACAGGAGTTCAACCACGTTGGCCGGGGCGTCAGTGGTGTTTCCATCTTTATCGGGGTGGCCGACAATAAGGACGTCACCGACGATCGCATCACGGTGACGGATGCTCGGGAACAGCAACCAAAAGAGCAAGGTCGCCCTCCGGTTGATCGGCAGCTTCTCAAGCTTGCCTTCCTCGTTGATGATGAGTGAAGCCATGAGCGGTCCGAGGTCGATGATCTCGATGTAGCCGCCAACTGCTGCTTGCATACCCGCCAGGTTCTCGATTGCCACCTTGTAAAGGGGACGCTCTTCGTCCTGTGGTATCTGGATTGCGTGAATCACGCTGATCACTTCCTTCTAAATCGTGAAAGGTTCACTGCGTCCGATTGGGCGCAGTGTTCCGTTAGCGATCAGAAGAGGCTTGTGCCACCTCGTAAGTATTGATCAATTAGATCTCTAGCCTGGTCGAACCCGACAGCGAACTCAGCCTTGTAGCCGCGGTCCCGGAGCTTTTGCAACATCTCGGCCTGCTCTTCAATATGAGGATTTGCCCGAAGCGTGCCGTCCTTCTTGTACAGCTCGACGCCCTCTGCCTTCAGCTCGATTGCCAGGAGTGGATACTCGCCGTACATCACATGGCTTGGCTCAAAGATCGTGATGTCAGGGAAGCCGGCACTGCTTTGGAGTCGCTTGTGACGCATGGCTACCTGTGGCGGTAGCTTGAGGCCGGCCGCAAAATCTGTGCGCCACACCGCGTAGGGATAGCGCAGCCGCAAGTAGTCGCACACCTGTTGGTGCAACATGGCTTCAGACGCAAACCTGACAGGCCTACGCATCATAGACGCCGTGCTGACGCAGCTTCATGTTGAGGCCGATGATCGTGTTGATGGTGTGGATCGACTCAGCACTGGCATTGCAAAGAGCAACGGACACCCTGCCGAGATAGACAACAGCCGTCTCCCGTTGTTTCAAAATTTCTTCGGTGTCGTCCGTCTCGTCAAAGACTGGTCGGATCAACTCACTCACCACTGACCTCGGCGTGACAGCGCTGCTCAAGCTCGAAGGCGACAAACGCTAGCTCTCGGCGGATCTGCTCGCGCCGTTCGGGCGCGTGATGAATCTCAGTAAGGCTGGCGAACAGTTCGTCATGGCGCTCATGGAGCTGATGTGTTGGTGATCCTAAAATTCGATCGTGTTGCATTACATAGGGGCTCCTCACCCGGTCCCACCTGCAACTCGTTCAATCACAGACGCATTGCAGGCAGGACTAGGTGCTGCACCAGGGGGTAATCAAAAGGAGGGTAACCGTGGTTGGTGCAGCGAGTTCGTTGTGTTGGAAGGTGCAAGTACAGACGAGCCATTTGCGAGGGTTCATTCGTCTGCCCACGGAGACCAGTCAGCGTCTATCTGATGGGGCTGCGTGGAATAGATTGACCAGGCGACTGGAACTAGTCATTGTGAACGGCCTGCGGGAGTTTCACCCAACAATGTCAAAGTGTGGAGCTCGGACAAGGCATGCTGGCAAGTTTTCACCGTTCACGGCTAGTGGTTTGGTCGCATCAGGTGCTTGCTGCGACCAGTCGCTGGGTCAATCTGGTTGTAAAAGTTCTGGATGCACAGGATGCCGTTGGCGTGGGAATATGCCACCAACACGGTCTAAGGCGGGCAGCCTGTGATGATCGTCTGGAGTTAGCAGTTGCCTACAATGAGATTGGCCGTGCCTGGTGGGCAGACAACGAGCAACTAGCTTTTACGAGTGGAGGCGGCGACGTGCTGCGGCTCTCTTCACGATTATTTCTTCAGACGGTAATTTCTCAAAGTACAGATGGATGGATTCAAGTTCACTAATAGTGTGTTTCTCCTGGCCACAGTTTGAAGCAGCGCGTGATTCTTGTCAATCAGTTATCCACAGCTTTCTGCTCTTGTTCAAGGGCGGCGACTCGCTGCTCAATTATTTTGTAATCAATAGTCGTGCTAGTGCTGCCGTCGATTTGTTTTTGATTTACAACAGCACCACCTATGTAACGACACCCCTGTAGTGGTTCTATCATTTTTAGCTCATCCAAACGTGCGGCACGTTCTCGTTTGGCAACTTCATCCTTGTGGACGTACTCACCGTTCGTAGTGAGGTCATTGATAGCAGACTTGTACTCAATGTCAGCCATGGTTTTCTCGGATGCTTTTAGCCGTTGGTTAATAATCTGTTCGATTAGATCAACGTGCATATCAGTGGGGTAGTGTTTACCGCTGCGAGCATACTGGATGATGTGGCGCAAATATCTGTCGGGTGTCGTCCACTTATTTAGAAGCTCAATACCAGCTGTCCACTCCTTGTCGTCTGGTGCTGAATTGGTGAACGTAAACTCCTCGCCAGCTGCGAGAGGAGTGTTTGGGGTGGTCATGATTCAGTCCCCTCATTGTCAACCTTGGCTTTCAGCGCTTGCCTTCGGTCACCAACGTATCTCTTTCTTAGGAAGGAGCGTACTTTCCCTAGATGCCTGGCTAGTCGCTTCTTTTGCATTAGTGCATAGTTACTCATATCTCTCTTACCTTTCCCTTATCAACATCCTCAACGGTGAGGCCGTAGTGATCAGCTGTGCGCTGTGCCCATTCGAGATCGCCCTGGCTTTCAGTAGCCCAGTACCAATAGTCCGCGGGGCCAAACCACATCGCCGATCGTTCATAGCGCTGAAGTTCGTACGCATACCTGGCGAGGTCCTTGTCCCAGATCCGAACAAGTCGTCGAGTTCCTGCGGGATGTTCTGGCTCCGGAATACTAATCTTTGGCTCAAGAGGGGTCTCGATGTCCGCTTTCTTCTTCTTGAAAAATTTCATATCACCTCCTTGTGCTTTCATATTTGATGCGGCCATTCATACCCGCGCCTCCATGGCCTGGCTGTGGATCAGAGCGATGTCGGCAATGGCCAGGTTCAAGTTCTGGTACTTGCCTCGCCTCACGTCCAGGAAGACTCCGTAGACCTGCTCTTCAAAGGACAGTGCTTGCTTCTCGCGGATCTCAGCTGCAAACTCGCTTGCTGGCGATGGGGTGGGCTGCACGAGCGTCACGCGTGAACGCTTCGGCGGTGTCTCCCTGAGGCCTTTGTCGTAGGCTTCCCACTCTTTGACTGCACGGATCTCATTTGCTGTCAGCCCGCCGACGACTCCACGCTCCGGGTACGTGCGGTTGAGCGCTGCTTCTAGGCAGGCCGGCTGGATGACACAGCGGGCGCAGATAGCTTTGGCAGTCTTGGATAGGAAGGGCTGTTTATGGCCATCCGAGTCGAAATACTTAGATACGACAGAGGGAGCTAAGTCCATGCAAGCGCCTCCCTCTAGGTCTGGAAAGCGCTCACTCATACACCGCCCTCGGTAGTTGAGCTCGCCGGGATGATGGGCTTGGGCTTTATATATTTGTGCCACTTTTGATGAAGAGGAATCACAGTCTTAAGTACGTTGTCTTTTCCAAACCAGAAGACGACGTTCTTATAGATGACGAAGTTGCTCCGATGGGTTATGGCCTGTTTGTCCATGTAGCGGCTGAAGGTTCCTCGAAGCTCTTGGCGTCGTGTGCCGTTCGTTAGGGCTTCTTGGAACAGCTTCGAGACGTCGGATACTCCTATCCGCTTTCGTGCTCGAAGGTCAGCGTGGGCGGTTGTTTGTCCTTGTACGGTGCTCATACAGCTGGCTCCTGGCCATCAGTACCGTCGTAGATGTAGAACCACCTTGCGCCCTTGTCGTGAACGCTCCGTATCTGGTGACCTTCGTGCTTCAGATCGAGGATGCGTGCCGGGTAGCGCCAGGCAATCTTCCTCAGCTCGAAGTTGGATACCTTGCCCTTGGCCTTCAGTAGCTTCAGGATCTTGGCGGTTTGGGTGAGAGATTCGCTCACTTCTTCGCCTCGCACGTGAGCTCTTCCTTGATGACTGGATGGGTCCTGCCGTCAATGTCGACGTCGGTCGCCACCTGCTTACTAGCCACGCTCGGTAGACCGCCGTTCGCTTTACATATCGCGAGGGCCTGCTCGGCCGTGCTCGGCTGCGGTGGACTCTTTGGCTGAAGCGCGAAAAATATGGGTAGGCCAACGCATACCGCAAGGGCGAAGATCACGCCTCCGGTGGTCAGGATCAGTTGAGTGTCCCTTGTCATGACCGCGCCCCGCTATTACCACCACGACCAGCACGACGATGATCGTCAGGACGGCGATGCCTGCTCCGATCCAAAGTGGTGACAGCACCCACCACCACGACCAGTTGATTACGTGAGTGAGCTTCAAGACGATGAAGACGATTGTGAGAACGATAGACGTGCTGCCGATTACATCGTTGGATGAACTTGATGATTCCGAAGCCATATTCAGTTATTCCTTGGTGCGCTGCACCGTTACTTAGTTAGAGGGATTCCAAAGACACCATCTGCCCCAACGTACTGTGGCATGTGTCCATCCCATTTGTTGATTGCTTGTAGGCGTAGGTAGTCAGGTGTGAGCGTCGTTGCTTGAACCTCTTGAGCCTTGGCCTGTGTCTCGGCTGACTGCAGCTCGTACTGAGCCTTCTGCGCGTTCTGCTGAGCAACCTGTTTGGCTTCGATAGCTTGGTCAAACGCAGTGCTGAAGTTGAAGTTGACGATGCTGATGTTGTCGACGGTGATACCTCGTTCGCCCAGCTTGCTTGAGATAGCTTTGAGCGCCGACGCCTCAACCACTGGTCGCTTTGAAATCAGCTCTTCAGCGTTGAACTGGCTGACGGTCGCCTTGATGGTCTCCTGTAGGAGTGGGTCGATGATGCGAGTCTTGTAGTCAACGCCAACGGTCCGGAAGACCGTGCCGGCTGTGTTTGGCGTTAGGTGGTAGTTCAAGGCAACGGTCGTCGTGACGGTTTGAAGGTCATTGCTCGCTGCGCTGGCGTCCTGCTGTTCCTTCTGAACCTGGACATTCATCTTTGTCAGCGACTGAATCGGCCACGGTGCCTTGATCAGCACGCCCGATCCGGTTTGCGACGTGACGTTACCGAAGGTCGTGATGATCGCTATATCTCCGACTCCGACGATGCGAAAGCAGAAGATCAGAAACAAGATAACGAGTAGCACGATGCCGACTGTGATCGACGCCCCTTTGTGCGATGAGGCTTTAGTTTGTTGTTGGTCCATATATTCTCCTTATTTAGTTATGCCACGTACTATGAGCTACCGTCCCAATTTTGTAAATACAAAATGGGTGTAATAAAAACATCGCACTGTGGACAGTTCGTGTGGTCCTTGGCCACTCCCGCACATCGAGTTGTAAGAACTAATGATTGTTAGTTTGACGATGTGGGGGAGTGAGCAACGACTAGACGTTGTCGACGTCCATGCCCAGGGCTTCGCAAGCGTCCCGGTAGGCCAGGGTTTCCTCTATGTCGGCCTGCGGGGGAGTGACGACATACCAGGAGTCCCTGTGTTCGCCGGTTTCAAGTTCGAGGCGCACTTCCACGGTCATTTCCTCGGCGGTGCGTGAGGTTACGGCAATGCGGGCCGAACCAAGCATCGTAGTGATGGTGCGTTCGTTCGAGTTGGTTTCGTTGTCTTGTTTGAAGTCTCTTTCCATGTGTGGTTCCTTGACGGCTAACCCTCCTTATGGGCGGCAAGGCCGTGCTTATCGGTTCTGGTGCAGCTTCAGTTGCTCTTTCTCCGGTGTCTCCTGTGCCGCCGTTGCTGCTTGCTCGACGTTCTCGTACTCCATCAGCGCCATCAGCTCTTGCTTGAGCGCTTCTTTCAGCACAGTGAAGGTGATCTCTGTCTCCTTGCGAAATGCGGCGATGCGGGCAGCTCGGAGAACGGTGTTCTTCACGTAGCCTCCGGTGATTTCGTATGAGGCTAGTAGGTCCCAGTCGATGTCGGCTGCCAAGGGTGCCTTCTTCGGGAACATGCGACGCCAGATCTGTTTGCGAAGCTCCTGGCTTGGCATCTCGAAGCGCACTTTGACGGCGATACGCCTGTCGAGCGCTTTGTCGAGGTTGGTGGAGTGGTTCGTCGTGAAGACGGTGACGCCGCGGTGGTTCTCAAGCTTGTTCAGCAGGACGTTTACCTGGCTCACCTCCCAGGATGCGCGAGCACGCTCACGGCTGCCGAGAAGGGAGTCACACTCGTCGAAGAGGATGACGTCTTCTTTGTGCTTGTCGAACAGCTCTGCGATCTTCTTTTCCGTCTCGCCGACGTACTTGTCCATGACCTCGGCCGCAGTGATGGTGATCAGCTTCTTACCTAGGTAGTCAGCGACGGCCTGAGCCATCAGAGTCTTACCGGTCCCTGGGAGGCCGTGGAACAGGAGCGATACGCCTGTGCCCTTTTCGATTGTGTCCTTGAATCCCCACTGGTTGAAGATGAGGTCGCTGTTCTCGACGAGCGACAGGGCTTCGACGATCATCTGCTTCTTGTAAGGCTCGATGATCACGGTTTCGAACAGACTCTTGTCTGCGACTCTGAAGTACTTGCCATGCTCGTATTCATCATTGATGACGTATTCGTAGCCCGTGACCTTCACCGGCTTGGTCTTCTTGTCCTTGCCGTAGCCGCATTCTTTGCAGTAGAAGCGAGAGCTGGTCACTTCAGCGGCACACTTCGGGCAGTTAGCAAGTCCTTCAACCCAGCTGTACTTCTGGCTGGTGCCCAGGTCGTAACCATTGATTGTGTAGCTGAACGGATTGCCTGTGAAAGAGATCTCGTATGGATTGTTGGCCATTACTCGAGGTCCCCCAAGTCGTGCTTGTTCATCTTGCCGACCCTTCGCGACGCGCGGTCCACGCTCTCGCTCATCGTGTTCACGGCCTCAACCTCGAAAGTCTTGACGATGAGCATTGTGAGGGAGTCAGCCACGTTGCTGGCTTCCTTGGCTTTGCCTTCATCCAGGAACTTGTCGACAGCCTTGGCCAGGCTGCCCATCAGGTCGATGGTGACTTGGGCTCGTTTGTTTGTTAGGTCTTCACTTATCATTTGGTCCTCCTTGGACTTGTTACATATTTAGTGCCTCCTTGTTTGTGCAAGAGTAGGGATTTGTGGAAGGTGCAAGTTTGTGGCTTGACTCGGGTAGTGTAGCGAAAGCGACCTTTTTATGCGCTTTTGCTCGTATTTAGTCCATATAATCTATACGCCCAATTGTTTGTAGCGACGCCAACGCAGCTCACCCCTTAAATCGTTGCGATCTATGTAGGTCTGCAACGTTTTACGGTTAACGTCAAGCAATCGGGCAATCGCGGCGATTGAAACTTTCTTTTCCATGTAGGCCAGAATCTCGTCGTTCTTGCCATGCAGCTTGTAATGCTCTGGCTTGTAACTGCCCGCGGCCTGCCCAACACGACGCCTTCAGACTTCTTGCGGGCCAAGGCTTCCTTCGTCCTGGCTGAAATCATGCTGCGCTCGATCTCGGCTGCGAGTCCAAACGCGACTGCCATGACCTTTGAGTTGAGATTGTCGGCAAACGTGATGTTCTCTTTGATGGATACAACTTGGACGTTGCGGTCGATGCAGAGCTGAATTGAGTTCAGTACCGTCACGATGCTTCGAGAGATGCGACTGATCTCGCTGACTATCAGCATGTCGCCGGCTTCCAAGCGGTCCAGGAGAGCCCCAACCTTACGGTCTTTGACTCTTACTGTTCCGCTCACTACTTCTTCGTCCCATTCATCAACCGTGATCGAGTGGTTGTCGCAGTATTTCTGGATTTCGTACCGCTGATTCTCGAGCTCCTGTTTGTCGGTGCTGACACGGACGTAGGCGATAACTTTGGCCACTAGGATGCTCTCTCCGTTGAGTACCTCTTCACGAGGGCGTTGAGGCGGGCTATTTCCAGTTGCCCGTACGATTCCCGTCGCGTCATTCGTGAGAGCTTGACGCCCTTCTTTCGAAGCATGGTTGCGCGTTGCTTAGCAGCGGCACTGGTCATTCCGGTGGTCTTTAGGACTTCATCGATGTCCTTGGCCGTAACCAAGGCGATGACAAAATCTTCATTTGAGACGTACTTGCTCATGATTCAGCTCCTGCCGCTCGTGAGATTCGCCGTCTGAGTAACAACTCAGATCTTTCGGGCGTCGGGTCAGATGCTGCTTGGTCAGTTGACTTGTTACGGCGGCTCTTGCGTCCGCCTCGCGCTCCAGCGATACGAGCGCGATCTTGTCCGGTTAGGCCGTCTTTGCCTTCAATCAACGAGGCAAAGCCGCCTGTGTTTCCGCGCTGGCCTCCGATTTTGCCGATCCTTTTGTAAAAGTCAGGATCGGTCGCCAGGTTTGCGTCTCGGGCTTTGATTCCACCAATTCGGTTGCCGGACATATTAGCGTTGTTCCCTTCGGAATCGGGCCAAGAAAGTACGTCGTTGGTTGATGTCACTCACAATCGCATCGTGCTGAGTCTCGCTGACTGCTTCTTCAACTTTGCCGAGGCGCTCTGCTAGCTTGGCTAGCTCGGACAGCATGTAGCTTTGGTCCTTGAGAATCTTCTCCAGATCGACTTTGGCGGCCTTCTTAGCCACAGGCTTGATCTCGTGAATCAAAGGTTGCGCTGGCTCGGTAGGGCCTGTCTTAGCGATCTTATTGAGTTGATGGAGTGCCTTGATCTTCTCGCCCTGGGCCTTACGGACTTCCTGGTAGTTCTCCCAGGTCTGCGCTCGGCGTACTGCTTTGATTGTTGATACCTTGAGACCGCTTGCTTCAGCTACCTTGGCAATGTCATTGCTCTTCTTGCGTAGCTGCGCGGTGATGGTGTTGAACTGTTGCTCTGTTAGGGGTTTACCCATTTAGTTGTTCTCCGAGCATCAGCCTCCTTAGTTTTGATGATCAGTACGCCCGTCTCGGCGTTCTTTACGGTCTCTAACAGCTCCCAGGCCAGGTTGACGTCATTGACGACGCACTCTGTCCCAAACCAGTTCGCTAGATGCTCCTCGAACTCGACAGTCGCCTGGGTCTTGTTTACCGGCATCGTTGCCGCTAATTCCCTGATTGCTTCGGGTTTGAGGTCAGCGGCTACGCGGCGGATGATCAATTGCAGAAACTCTCGGTCGGTCATACTGCTGGCTCCGCTGGCTTTAGTAAGTCGGTCAAGGCTTTGAGCATCTCTGGATCAGATGGCCGACAGCCGGCACACAGGCTGTTGTTGTCGAGCTCTTCCTCATACAGACAGGCGATACAAGGTCCGAGGGGTCCGTCGAAATCGGAGTTATCTGGTTGGTAGTGTTCTTCTTCCATCAGATTTTCTCCACGTCCGTGATTGATAACTCAACCTCATCGGCATAGATACCTCCTTGACGTACGAAGTCTTCTCTACACTTTTCGATGGCTTCGGCGGCGGTGGCTGCTTCGTATACCTCCACTGATTCAAACGTCGGGCCAAAGAGTCCCTTTACCCTTGCTATGAATTTGACTTTGTACTCAGCTACTTCCATACCCGCTCCTGGTTGATGCCGTCCTTATCTTTTAGTGCTTGGAGCTGATCGATGACCGCGGAGGCGTCAGCAGATGTGCGGGTCTTTTGCATCACGTTGTCGATCCAGGCGTTATCTTTGCCTGCCTCGAGAGCCAGGGAGGCGATAAGACCTTTCTGCTTGTCCGATGCTGCTTTAGTAGCCGAGGCTTTTGGCGCTGAATCTTCGGGGACGCGGGTTACGGCTGGCTCAGGCGTGTGCTCGTCGGCATCTTCGCCCTTCTCGCTGATGTTGAACTGTCGCATCAGATAGTATTTGAGCGCCGACGTTGCTGCCTTGTTGGTGGCTTTATCGCCGTAGTCGAGAGCTTCGCCAGTCCAGCTAACAGTAAATTTGTCTTCTGGGTTGTCTGCGTTCGTGACGGTGAAGTACATATCAACTAGCAGGTAGTTGCCAACGGCTCCTCTGGCGCTTGTTACCTGGGAGCGACTCTGCTTTATGCCCTGCTGCATCCGTGGCACGATAACGACGCCGTATTTAGCGAATAGGCCACGGAGCTCGCCAGCTACTGCCGCGTACTCGATGAAGCCGTATCCCTGTTCCCGGTTGGTACCACCCTTTTTGATGGCTCCGACCTCGCCGGTAATGCGGGCAAGCTTCTGGTACAGGTTCAGTGAGGCGAAGCTCTCAGGCTCTGATTTAGCTACAGGCTCGCCCATACGACGATCCCCTTGAACAGAGATAGTCCTGTTCCCTTACGTTTGGTCGAGAAGTCCCGACGATGAGCCACGTACGTTGTATTGGTACGCGCCTGGCGTTGCTCGCGTAATCGCCTAAGTGTCAAAGTTCTCTCGGTAGACTGCGTGCTGCGGCGTCTTGATGCCGTCGAGGTATTTTCTGCCATTGCTGCGCTCCTTTCTTACTAGTTCGTTATATCGTTTCCTGATCCGGTCGTTGTGTTGAAGTACAGAGGTGCTGAAGATGTTCGCCCTGGACGTGTTGACGCCTAGTGTCTCTTTTTGCCAAGCAACATGTTCGTTGATGGCTTTGAGGAGCAGTGGGTCAAATCGTTCGGAGCTGAGTATCTTTGGTACGCCTGAGTTATCTTTACGACTTGGATATGTAATCTCGTTCATGTTGTTCTCCTTCGATGGGTTAAGTCTCCTGTCTAAGTTGTGATTGAAAGTTTGCTAGTTGCTGTCGGCTTATCGCTTGTGCCGTGCGTTCGCTGTGCATCACTATGAGCCATGAGTGTCATTTTGTAAATACAAAAATGAAGTAGTAAATACATCAGAGACTGTGGAAAAGTCGGCCAACAAACTGCTGTAGGTCTGCCTATAGGTTTGCCGTAGGTGTCGACCCACGGCAAACCGGCTGCTGACCTGCGAGAACGTTCCCCTAGGACGTCAGAAAGCTCTGCTCTATACTGACGATGTGCGTATGACTTCAAGAGATGCGGCGATTATCCAGGCTGTTGACCAGTTCGGTCAGCTCACGTCTGGTCACATTTGGCATTGTTATTTCGACAACACAAACAAATTCTCCATGCAACGGGTGCTCCAACGTCTGGTAACTCTCAAGCTCTTAGCCCGCGTTGAACGGCGTCTGGTTGGCGGCAACGGTGGTGGATCTGGCCAATACGTCTACCAGCTCGGCGCTGCTGGACACGATTTCCTTGGTAAGCGCGGAAAATACGTTCCGCAACACCGCACGGTCAAGCAGCACATGCTGGAGATAGCTGACGCCTACAGCGAGTTCTACACCGCTGAGCTAGATGGCAAGATTCGCATCTTGAATTTTCTGACGGAGCCAGATAGCCACATGGATATACAGGGAACTAAGGTGCGGCCTGACTTGTTTATGGAGTATGAACTGGTTGGCCAGGGCGAGGGCGCAGTCTTTGGCTAGAGATAGACCGTGGCTTTGAATCGCTGCCAGTCGTCGCGGAGATGGTGAAGCGCTATGTCCACATTTTCAAATACGCCACCACGCGCGATATGGAACGCGTGCCGGCCGTGGTGTTCCTGGTGCCAGATGATAGGCGAAAGCGCAGCATAGAGAGCGTCATACGGCGCGAGTGCGAAGAGTTTGACGACATGCTTGGCGTGTACCTGGCCGAGGGCTTCATCACCTCTGTTACTTAAGCGTGTTTTACAACTTAAGTTCGTGTATTTGTATATACAAACACGGCGCTATTTTGTAAAATATAGAGAGTAAGTAAACAAGGAATCAATCACATGAGCCGCTATCACACTCTAGACAGTTACACAGGCGAGATCGTCCACCAATCAAACCAACACCCTCAAGCTCGTATTAGCCGCCCACAGCGCCGATACGCCCAAAGACGATACACAGGCCGACAAATACTTATCTTTGCAGGCTGGGCGCTCCTGGCGATCATGGTACTGCGATAAGTGACTCACCACATAGAAAAAGCCGACTACTTATCAGTCGGCTTTTTTGTTCGGTTGAATCCCCAGTCGCGTTTCTTGGTCCGTTCTGCCAGGGTCGGTCCGAAGTAAGCAACGTTGAGGATCGGCACCACGAATCGTCTGTTTATAAGGTCACTAAAGCTCATACACGGCATTATGAATCATGGGGCGGTTTTGCCTAGGCATTCGAGTTCGGACTTATCCACACACGATGCTCTCAAAAATACTACTGTTGACTGCTTAGGTCTGTGGAAAACCTATGATGGTTGTCTATCGGAATTCTCACATTGCGTCTTGAATATTCCGGTCTAGGCTTCATAATGTTAAGCAGCTCGATGCGCTTCTTGCGATTCGCGTTGAGCCATACAGTTAGACTAGGGACTCCTGATAAAAGGTAATCCCACTATTTCTAGTGGGTTGACACGCTTCTTGCTGCCTTTGATTATGACTTATCGCGTCGATTGTGTAAATACCTTTACAGAGAATTGTTCGGAGATCATGTATAAAAACTCCATGAATGAACTTGCTAGTAGCGCTAAACCCAGGCACTGATTGATTGCCCCCTAAACGTCAACCTGGTCTATGCGGTGCTCACAAGTAGTTCGGCTGTATCACCGAGTAGGTTTGGATGCTAAAAGGTCTCAGGTACAAGTTGTAAAGCGTCGAGCAGCTCGCGGTCCGTCTTAGCAAGGGAAGGGGGCGACATGGTTTCTGCATCTTATCTAAGCCAGCGGTCCTCGCGACTACCTTGAAGATCCCGTAATACTTTGATTGAATCCGACTCCACTATGCCAAGTGATATGGAGTCTGCTAGTAGGCTGATTGATTGTCTATTGGCCTCGAGACCTCGGAGGAACAGTAGGAATATAATCAGCACGGTGCCCTTTGTTGATAGGTCCCACCAGCTAATTTCGACCCCTTTTACTATAATCCATTCGGGTCGGGCATTACGGGCGAAGATTGTAAACAAGGCAAAAGTTAGTGGTAAGACTAGCGCAAAGCGAAATTCAGCTTCTCCCCTGAATCGATCGTATCGCTCAAATATTTCATTTTGATTGAACTTCAGTCTTGTTGCGAGATCGTTGAGTTCCCATCGAATGATACTTATCAGAATAGCGTCTGATATCACCGACGAGTTTCGGTCGATTTTCTTGCGCTTCTTGAGCCGAGGACCGGATTTTCCCGGAAGTCCATCCATTGCCGAATATATCTCGGCTGGCTGAACGCCCTGCTCAGCGCTAAGTCAACTTCGTTCTTTATGAATGCAGTCAAACGTTCTCGAGTGGGCTCAGTTATTTGGCCTATTCTTTTATTTTTGCGACGGTCTTTCTGTTGAGAGCGCAACTCGAACTTGTCGTGAATGTAAATAAATAGGTTTCCGAATGGCAGTAGTAATCCAACAATGTATGCTATGAAGGAGATTAGAGCTACTGATCCAACAGGTCCGAGAAAGCCTAGGAGCTTGGCAAATTCTGAGCCGAATCCCGGCGTACTGGATATCTCACTCATAAACGGGGCAATATTCAGCCAGATGCCAAACAAGATGATGAGTCCGGAGGATATTGAAGTTCTTAGGTCGCGAAGCCCGTCAAGAAAAGAGATCATAAAACACATCCATCATCTCAAGATTGCCATCGGTGAGTACTTGCCCTGCCCTGAAGTGCGAGACTCTTCCGAGACTCACTGCCTGATTGTATAGCTGCCAAGGCCTTTTAAACATCGGGCTGTTGTGCATAAATGAAGACATGCAGGGTCAATCAACAATCATTCGCAAACACTGGTTCGGCCTTGCCGTGATTCTGGCAGCCGGCCTTGCGGTCGAGCTTGCACTTGTCCTGGCCGTCGCCGTGACCTTTCACCAGGGCCAGCTGACGCCCAACGTATACGCGTTCCTGGGAGTCATCATGGTCGTCGTGCTGCTCGCAGACCTTGTAACCACGTACGTCTACCGTCTCTCAAGCATCGTGCTTACCGACGCCGGTATCACGATCACTAACTGGCAAACACTGTTCTTTAGCAATACCGCCGAGTGCGAGTGGAACCAGGTCGAGGACGTGAACGCCAAGCAAGGAGGGGTTTTCGCGCAGCTGCTGGGCTTTGGCACGCTGCTTATCCAGACAGCCGGCACTCAGAACAACATCACAATGATGATGGTCCCACGGGCCCAGTACTGGCGAGCGACGATTGAAGCTAAGGCAGCCGCTACGCCGACGCTCACGCATTCTGTGTAAATCCTATTGACCAACGATTCGGCTCGGCGCATATTGAAGCCAGATGTCGGACCACGAACCAATTGACCATCATGAACTGCAAGAGCGGGTTGACCGTCTGTTTGATGAGTCTGACCGAGTAATCGTGGAGATCCTTAGTAAGTACATTGACGACATCCGCGCCGCTTCTCTCGATAGTAGTTCGTTGTAGTTTATGCAACGACTAACAGAGGTGAGTAGGCAGTAACGCTAATTTATGTATTTACAAATATGCACTGCCGTGCTTAAATACATGCAGTTCAAACGAACTAGAACATTCAATCGCTACTACTGAGCAACCAGCACACCAGACCGTGAGATGCGGTCCACGACTCGAAACGTAAGAGTCAAATGTCGTCGAGGTGCTTGGTCGCAGCGGTTGAATGAGAACATTGAAAATTTTGGTTGTGCGCATTACATGGTTGCTAGAAAGTAAAAACATACCACCCTCTATATGGGGGTCGCGCAACGGTAACGGATAAGACCCTGTTATAAGACGTGCAAGAGATTAGTAGGTAGCAGACGGTGAGGAACCGCGAGCGTTGACCTGCGATTGGCTCCCTTTATCGCATCAGGCTGAGCGTCGACAGCTGAGGTTCACGCGGAGTAATCCAGAATATGAGCCGTTACTCGGGTAAGCACGCGCAACTATCTAGCAGCCATGCACGCGCACAACACGTTGAAGGCATCTGGCCGCAGCTGGTACAGCTAACGCTTAGGGTAGGGCGAGTCATACCAGCGGCAAGCTCTTTCGGTGGTTTATCCGTGACGCGTTAGTTAGCAGCGGCAGCCACATGTCTTCAATGACTTGCAATCCCAGTTCTGCTCAGGTGAACCCCCAAACTTCCTGAGCGGTACCGGCACTACAAGGCCGACACTCACAACATTTAGTGCCCCGGGCGGGCAGGAATCAATCACATGTCAAAATCAACACTAACAACAACCGAAGTAACCAAGGCACCTAAGACCATTCCACTGCGTGAAGCATTGCCATGGTTCATCGTTGCCATCATGACGTTTGCCATTGCCGGCATCGTCAGCGGCTGGTTCATCCGATCCAACGTCAGCGCGATGACCGTGCAAACCACGTCAAAAGAACAAAGCCGCTAGCCTCCGTCAGCAGCGCGCCACAACCACAGACGGAACCGCCTGTTGAGCACGAGCTCCAGGTACCACCCATACATGAAGCACCAGCGCCGGCCATCGACACGGAGTCCGAAGCCAAGGCTTTCATCTACATGAAGGAATCCAGCAACCGGACGGACGCGGTAAACAGCGCCGGCTGCATCGGCCTCGGGCAAGACTGCAACGGCGTACTCGCAACACGATGCCCCGACTGGCAGACAACCTACCAGTGCCAGGACGAGTACTTCACCGGCTACATGCGGTCCCGGTACAAGACCTGGGCCGCAGCGAAAGCTCACTGGCTGGCTCGCGTTCCGATCAACGGGCGCGACGTCGGCAACTGGTGGTGACAACAACCTATAGCGCCACTGCGAGAGCGCTATAGGGGTATCAAGAACTTTAAACAGGAACAACTGAATATGAGTACCACTAGGAAACTACTCAGCATCATCCGCGCCGCCAACTCGATCCACTATTTCTTCCGGTGGTTCAAATGAGAGAGATCAAATTTAGGGCGTGGGATGGGGCAAAGCTATGGTACCCAGAGACCTGGGCTGGCTCAGATGAGTACGTCGCTGCCCATAAAGATGAAGACTATGACACGGACATGGGTCTGCTTTTCAATGCACTAGATAATCTGCATAGACAAACAACCGTCATCCTCATGCAGTACACCGGCCTCAAAGACAAGAGCGGTTTGAAGATCTATGAGGGTGACATCGTCGGTCTAGAAGGAATACCTCTGTCAAATTCGCCGGTGTCGTTCTCGGCAGGAGCGTTTGTGCTCAGCAATCCTGAAGTCTCCTCTGAGCCAAACCTCGGAGACATGCTTCGAACTCCAGTTTGGTCAGCGCTTGAGGTCATCGGCAACATCTACGAGACTTCCGATCTCCTCGCCAAGGCGGTGATATGAGTGAGCGTCCTCCTATCGATGTCCCAAAGTCCCGCGAGTTACTCGAAGGTCTACTGACACTGGCTGGATCGACCGGTGAGACATATTCCAGATTTCACCGTTACAGCCCGCGAAACCTTGGCTTCCTGGCACTTCAAAATTGTCCGCCAGAGCCAATCGCAACCTTCAAGAGGTGGCAAGAGCTTGGTCGTCACGTCACGAAAGGCAGCAAGGCCTATTCGATCCTCCGACCGATTCAGGTCAAAGTAGAGACAGATGACAACAGCGATGAGCAGTACAAACTGGTGCGCCGTTTCAAAGTCGTCCGAGCCCTCTTTGCCGTCAGTCAGACGGCCGGCGACGATCTGCCACCGTACTGCCCACCAGGCTGGAGTGTCGACCGCGCCCTGGAGACTCTTGGCATCGAGCGGGTGCCGTTCGAGAACTACGACGGCAACATTGGCGGCTATGCCAGGGGCAACAAGATTGCGATCAACCCGGTAGCGCCGTACCCACTGCGGACGACCATCCATGAGGCGTCCCACGTCACGCACGGCGATACGACTCCCGAGAACCTTGCGCTCTACCAAGAGCATCGCGGCCAGTTTGAGTATCGGGCCGAAGCCAGCGCCTACGTAGTACTGAACGAGCTTGGCGCTTTAGACGAGGAAACAGCCAGCGTGAGCCGCGGATATGTCCAAGGTTGGTTGCGCGACCAGCAGCCGCCGGAGGACGACATGCGCCGGGTATTGAACGTCAGCACAAAGATATTAGACGCGGGCTTTGAGCCAGAAGGAACAGAAGAATCATGACTATCGATGAACTTAGACAGGAGTACAAACTGGCCGACGACGAAGGGCGGAAGTGGCTCAAGGTCAGTCAGACGGAGAAGGACTACACACTTAGTGCTATCGCCACGGTTAAAATGAACGGCTTCATTGCTGCCAAGCGATTCATCCTCGAGAAGATCGGTGAGGTGAAGTTGAAGGAGGGTGACGAATGACCACTACCAGCCACGAGATGAGGACGCTATACAGATACGTCTAGTGCTGAATCACTATAAAGACGCTATCGCTGACATTATGCGGAAGTATGCGATAAGCGAACCCCGTATTCAGCCAGGTCAAGCAGCGGCTTTTAGCGCCGACATTACCCACCAGATTGATATAGAGCAAGATTCGCTACTTCAGCTCATCCACGCCCACGACGCCATCCGTGAGAGGGAGATACGGATTGATATACAAAACGAAGGGCATTTCTTCACCCACAAAGACATGAAAGGCGGCGCAATAGATTACGGCTTCTATCACTTCTGCAAATGTGGCTATAGGGCTGGTGGACAAGACGAACTACAAGGTCACATTGCATGGCATATCGGCATCCTTACCAACCCTAAACAACAGACTGGAGAGAAATGAGTATGATTGATTTAGACAGTATTGACGCTCAAGCACCTAAAAGCATCTACTATGACAGCAATGACATAATTTCTAAGATTAGGTCTGGTGATGTCCCAAAAGGAAGTATTATCAAGGTTCAATGGCCTAGTGGCAACAGCGAGTACGTAAGAGTCCATGGCTGGAGCAAAACTTTTAATAAGATGAGTGGTTGCAATATGGGTTGGGATAATCTGGCAACTGAACTATATGACCTATGCAAAGGTGTTGTTAGTTTAATAGAAGAACCCAAAGCTAACGACAGGCGGTGGAAGCCCGTCACCGCCCTCAAAGCAAAAGGAGGAGAGTAGGTATGAGCGACAATGACAAGTTCGACGGATTTGATATAGCTGTTGCAGCATTCGGAATTGCAGGGGCGGTAGTAGTGGGCTATGTGGTCATCCACCTGCTTATGGGGTTTGGTGGATGGTGGAATGGTCTTTGGACTGTCACACCAAAAGACACCGCATACGCCGAACAGCAGCAAAAAGATTGGGCGAAAGACCCTGCTAATCCGAGCGTTGCCGGACAAAAATGCTTGGACATGGGCGGCTATCCACAATACAGCGCCTGGGATGGTCGGTTTCTCGACTGTAAGGGGATTGGGAAGTAATGACCACCACCAATACACCATTTGAAGAGGGACTGGACGAGATACTACTAGCCCATCGAAACTTCGTTGCCGCGGCCAATGGAAATAAGCTCTCTGCGGGTTCAAAGACGCTCAATCCACTTGAAGCTCGTCAGGCCCTCACCCAGCTCCACGAAGCGGCGATAAGCGAGGCGGTAGATGCGGCTGAGGCAAGGACCGCCGATATTGAGTTCAAGGCTGGCATAAATCATGCCACTGTAGGCGGCGATTGTATGCCGGTCGACGAATACATTAAGACGTCTAATTCAGCATTTGATCAATTAGTCAAGGACAGCAACCGTGTCGCTGCATCACAGCGTAAGCAGTAGTCGCTAGAATCGCCCTGGCTCGATCACACGCCGCTTCACGCGCTCCGCTTCAACCCAGAACTCACGTGCTCCCTTGTAGTACTCGGCAGGCCACTGCACCTGTACTAATACGTGTGCCTTTGTCCACCCAAGCGCAAAGCCTGGCTCCGTCCGTTCACTTCCGTCATCAACTGCTACACGCACCCAGACAGCCAGAGACTTCTTTGGGCGAGTCATATGCGCTAGGTCAACCAGCTCGGGCGCAACAGCCAATGGCTGCGGGATGTTGTCGACTGGTTCGTTGAGGCCACTCATAGGAAGAGTGTGGCAGCTCCGTATGACACTGAGCAGACTCTCGCGGCCACCGACTTAGGCGGTCGACAGATCAAACTGCAGTTTAACAACTGCCGAGAGCCGAATGCCTAGCCGCCGGTTTCATTGTCTATCTTGCGCAGAAATATGGCGACCCGATTGTTCGTATCTTCGACATAATGGTTGCCTAAATCCATTTCGCTCAGGGAAGCAGATTCGGACATCCCAACAGTTGATGAGTTGTATTCGCGGCTGGCAGTGTAGGACCAAACCCTGCCATCATCACCCAGTAAGAAACCGCTAGACCCCAGTTTTCTCGCCAAACTCCGCCACCGTAGTCTTTTTCGCTGCTCCAGGATTCGCTGTTTAGTTGCCACCCGCTCACCGTATGCCCACGGGCTGACCAGTAGCCCGTCGGGATTGAACGCTTACGTAGGCGCCTAGCCACTTTCGCCGCATACTCGTCAAGCGGAGTACGCTCTGGTCGGTAATCGTCGAGTCCCATCCGGCTCAGTTCCTTACCAGCCGGTTGCCTTGCCAGTGCCCTGGCAGCTGCCGCAAATGCGGTTGCCATAGCACATCACGCATTTTCCGGTTAGGCCCTTGCCATCCCCGTCACACATCGGGCACTTACCTGAACCTTTACAAAGACCACAGTTGGCCATTTATGTCCCCCTCCCAAGACCCAGACACCCGAAGTGAGCATCGTGACTCAGAGTGTAGGCAGGTGATCCCGTCTCTGCATAGAGACTTTCGAAAGGTGCGAGTGTTGTCTCAGCTTTTACCGCCCTCTTAGTTCAATTGATCACTCACGCTCTGTGGCATTGTCGAGCAGGCATCAGGCTGATTCTGAGTTGCAGCATGGTCTGACGCTTTGTCTGTGATGCCAATCGTCGCCACCACAGCTTGCCAACCGCCCATGTCCTTTATCTGCATCGGTACCCACACATTGGCGGCACCATTGATGTAGTTGATCGCCCAACCAGACTGAGCCGTGTTGTCTAGCAGGAAGCCGCCGCCCTTAGCACGCTGCACAAGGCTCGGCAGCGGCAGGGTGCCCATGAGCTGAGCAGCCTGGTACTCCGACATGTACCATGGAGCCTCATCGAAGTAATACCAGCTGGCGGCGCAGATGCCGTAAAGCTTCGGACCAAACTGCGCGTAGTTGAGGTAGAGCTCCATGATCCGCTGCTTGCTCAGTGTGTAACTGAACTCAGTCGAGAGGCCAGCCTCCAGCGCCTTACGGAGCGCGTTTTGATCCGGCCAAAGGAAGATGTTCTTCACGAGCTGTTGCGGGATGGTGGAACCGCTCGGGTCAGGTTTGCCATTTAGGTAGGCATCTACCCGCGCATTGAAGTCCTTCATGTCGAACGCGCCGCTCCGAGTGCCAAGCTGTTCATCTTCATGGACAATTGCCGCTGCCAGCACAAACCGACTGATGTGGTCGATGGAGACGAACTGATAAGCGATTGGCTCGCCGTCCTCCAACATGAAAGCAGTTCGCGGGGGAGTGATCCAGGTGAAGGCCACCGCTATCAGCTCAGATAGAACGACCAGGGTGACGAGCAGTTTGAACCACCAGAATATGAATCGACGTATTCGGCGCCGCGAACGAATCGGCTTATCCGTCTCCATTACTTCCACCTTTAAAAGAAAAGGCCCCTAGAATTCGTTAGGGAGTATGGAGAATTATACGCTTATTGATATTTCCTGGTCTATGGCGGGAATGTTAGTCCGACGCTTTAGGATTCGCGATAGCGGGCTTATTAGAAGCGATATAAAACGGTGAACGCCGAAGTATTTATCTGAGCCTTCTAACAGTGTATGAAGTGAAGACTAACCATACGATCTACTCGGTCTCGTTTGCGGGAATCTTATTGATTGCCCTATCTAGAACCTTCTTCGTCGCGGCCCGGCGATTGCCCCGGCACCCATACCGCTGACGCCAAGATCGCCCAGGATCGAGTGCAAATCAGGACTTGCGGAGCCGATGGCTGATAGGCCCATCGTGACGTAGATCGCGACCACAACGGTGAAGAACCAGACCATCAGCTTGCGATCTGCACTCGACAGTGTGATGAGGAACGGCAACTGCTCGATTGATTCAGCGAGTTCCGGTTGTTCCTCGAAAAACTCTGCCGCAAACTCGTTGACGTCGGGCCGATCAACCAAGATGCCCTGCAGCGAGGTCGCGTGGTTCAAGAGAGCACCCACGTTCGGAGTGCTGACTGAGTGAGTGAATGAGCGATAAAAGGCTGCCATAGCCTTCTGGAGATCGGCACTTTGGTACATCGGCTCAAACTGGATTTTGTGCATGTTGGCAAGAGCCTGTCCAATGGCTCCAACGCTTGCATATTGTTCAGCGATCATCTTCGAGAAACTGGGCGTCTGCGTCATACCCGCAATTAGCTTCGAGATCCCGGACACGTCGATCTCTTTTAGAACAATCGATCCAATGTTCTGGGTAACGTTAATGAACGGCTTCCCCATGATGCCCGTAAGCGACGGACTCATCGATTCGAACAGAGCTCCCGCAGCGAGGAATGGGACGGTGTTTGTCCTTGCGATGGGAGCGTCAGCAGTCATGGCTCAACGTTACCGGTGGTGGATGACATTTTTTGGGGCTGGCCGCGGAACACCCTGGACCACCGGACAGCGAAGACCCGCCGGCAACGATTGGGGGCGCGTGCCGACGGGCCAGAACAAGCATAACGCTGCATCGTGAACGCAGCGTCCTAACTTGATCGTTTGGTTTAGCCTGCACGCCGCGACGGGTTTAGGTTGCCGCTTTTAGTCGCTTGGGTCAGTTACGATTGCTCGGTGACTTCAAATGGGGGGACCGCACGGCCTAAGCTGCCGGCATTAGTAGTAGAGAAACTGAGCAAGACTGGCTACACGCGTGGGGCCACTGTGCGCGAGATCTACCAGAACAGGGTGACACGTTACAACCCAGTTCTTATACCGTGGGATCAATGGGAACTATGTAAGATGCCCAATGATGGTTCGGACGGATACGAAAACGGATTCATCGTCATCATTGAACCGCAGTGGTACTTCATGACCCCGGAAGCTGATGAGATCCTGGCAGCAGAGGGCGTCGAGCTTGGTGTCAACGCTCTGCTCTACTACAACCGCCGATTTGATTGGTTGGCATATCGTCCAACGTCGGGCACTTTGGACAACGGAAAGCCGTTCCAACCGGCTACTTCGAGATCGAACCCGCTTGGCGGCACGTACTTTGCTCGAATCCACGCCACGACTGCGGCTGACGGTGTAGTAGAAGGATTCAATTCGTCAGCCCTTCGCGGCGCAGGCATCCGGGTCTACGAGTATGCGTCGTCGCAGACTATTTCAGATACCAAGATTCAGCTTGAAGCACTTTTTTGGGCGTGTAGTGATGTGTTCGCTTCAGCGTCAGAGTCGTCACTGACTGTCGACGGAATGAAGAAGCTCAAAGAGGCGAACATGCGCAAGGCCACTGAACGCGGTTTATGGGATACAGAGAGGCTTCGAGACGTGAGGATGCTGAACAGTAGCAATCAAACCGTCTGTCCGTTGTGCCTTAATGAGCTTTCTGCGTTGGACTTCATCAAACGATCAGAGCAAGCCGAGGGTCGCGAAACTTACGACCTAACTGCTACTGAGATCAGCTTGTTCCACATCCAGGAACTTCGGGTTGGGAAACTGCAACACAGACCGTACAACCTTGGATGGGGCCATCATCACTGCAACGTTGTCGTCAAAGACGCTGGCATAATTCCGACGCTGGAATGGATGAAGCGAGTTGTCGACAACAACGGTGATAGCTGGCAGAAGATTCAGGAAGACAAATTGTCAGTCGAAAAGGCTCTCAGTCAGTAGACCATTGCTGCGCTGTCTGTTAGATGTAGCCGGTCGAGCAGGTAGCGCGTCTTCGTCCAGCGGCTGCGTCTGAACCAGGTCTTTGGCCATGCGCGCAACCCACTGGTCTTCGATTTCCATGCAAATGGCTCGACGGCCCAACTGCAGCGCTGCTACGCCTGTTGAGCCCGAACCCGAGAAGCAGTCGAGGACAATGTCGCCAGGGTAACTGGACGCTGAAATGACGTGCCGAAGCATGTCTAGAGGCTTTTCGGCTGGGTGTTTGCCCTTGAAAGGGCGCACGCTCGGGAAGTCCCATACATCGGTAAATTCCACTCCACCGTGCAGATCCATCGGACGAACGATGTCTTCGTAGGGAAGCATCTTCTCGACCGCGCCTGTGGCTTCAATAGCTTCAGCAATCTTGGCGTATTGTTCTCGGCTTGGGATATTGCGTCCAGCCTCCCAGTTCGCAACCGCGCCACCATGGTTGACCTTGCCGTATGCTCCGATGAGTTCGGTGAGCTTGTGACCGGACATGTCGGCTTTCTTCCGGCAATCCTGCAAGTACTGGCCAAGCGGCGAACGACGGATGGCGTTCATATCACCGTAGGAACCCTGTTCAAACACGAGGATGCGTTCTGAGTGCGGGTACCAACGCCGAAGCGCTTCCTTATTCATCTTGCCCTTCCAGCCGTCGTAGCCTGGTTCGTTGGGCTTAGTCCACGTGATGTGGTTGATCGGACGCAGGTACTTGGACATCATGACTTCGAGGCGGGCAGACATCTGAGCGGAACAGTAAACGTAAACTGTGCCGTTCGGTCGCAGAATCCGCTTCCAATGGGCAGCGTAGGCCTCCATCCACTCCAGGAAGTGTTCGTCTTCCTGGAAGGCCTTGTCGCCGTAGATGTTGTCCTTTTTAGTCGAGTGATAGGGCGGGTCTGTGAGTATCAGTGACACCGACTCGTCAGGCATGTGCTCGAGCAGCATCAGTGAGTCGCCGTGCGCCACGATCGAGTCTTCGGTCATGGAGGCGATGGATGGCAAGAGAGAAAGCTCGATCTTGCGGAAGTCTTCACGACGGTGAGCTGAGTATGGCACAGGGCAATGTTACCGTCCCTAGGGCCCCAAGTCCTGGCGATGCCGTGGTGCGTCGATCACATGAGATTGCGCTCGGTGCTGGCGGCGGCGAGCGGCGGATCTCTTTTAATTTTCGCTCCTTTGTGCATAAATAGGGGCACATATGGCAGACGCAACACCCCCCGAAGAACAGAAGAACAAAGGCGGTCGACCGCTCAAGTTCAAGACGGTCGCTGAATTGAAGCAGCAGATCGACACGTACTTCAACTCCTGTGATCCACACACCACGCAGCGACGCATGGAAGACGGCACCAAGCAGGACGGTTCAACCAACTGGGTCACTCGTGAAGTAATGACCGAGCAGCGACCGTACACGATCTTGGGGCTCGCTAGGGCGCTTAGGACCAGTCGAGAAACGCTGCTGGACTACGAGTCAGGCAAGTACGACGAGCAGGACGATACCGACGAGTCCGGCGATCGGTTTTCTGACGCTATAAAGGACGCTAAGGCCCGCATAAACGAGCAGGTGGAAGAGCGCATGATGAGTGGCGATGCCCCGGCTACCCCTTCTATCTTCTGGCTCAAGAACAACTCCAACTGGAAAGACCGATCAGAGGTTGATCACACCAGCAAGGGTGAGTCGATCAGCGCATACAGCAACCTGACTACTGAGGAGCTGCGCAAGCTCGCATCTGGTGAGTAATGGACAGGCTCGATTACGTTCGCCAACAGGCTCGGTTTGAGCTCGCTAGACGTCACTTTTATGACTACTGCCAGCTAAAGTACCCCCGCCACTTCGCGGATGATCGGACCTATCTCAAGAACGTCTGCGACAAGGTCCAGTGGTTCAGCGAGCAGAACCAAAAGCGTTTCCTGGTCATCAACATGCCACCGCGCCACTACAAAAGCTTCACTGCCGGCAACTTCGTTGAATGGAGATTCGGCGAAGACCCCAGCCGCAAGGTGATGACCGGCTCATACAATGAGACACTTTCAACTACGTTCGCCCGCAAGGTCCGGGACACGATTGATGAGACGCCTTCTGATGGTGTCCTTGTCTACCGCGACATCTTTCCTAAGACGCTGGTGAAATATGGCCAGGCCAGCGCCAGCAAGTGGGCGCTTGAAGGCAGCAGCCAGGACAACTATCTCGCCACGTCCCCAAGTGGAACCGCAACCGGGTTTGGCGCCAACGACATCGTTATCGACGACATCATCAAGAACGCGGAAGAGGCCTACAGCGACCTGGTACTTGAGAAGCACTGGAGTTGGTTCACCAACACAATGCTCTCGCGTACGGAGGGCGATGACTGGAAGGTCTATGTCTTCATGACCCGGTGGGCTGAAGGCGATCTCGCCGGAAGGATCATCGACGCCTATGGCGATGAGGTTGAAGTCGTCACCTACAAGGCCGTCCAAGACGATGGCACGATGCTCTGCGAGTCGGTTCTCAACCAGCGTGACTATGAACTCAAGACCAAAGAGATGAACCCAGACATCGTTGAGGCCAACTACAACCAGCAGCCGATAGATGTGAAGGGCCGGCTGTTCACTGACTTCACTGTTTACAGCTCCTTGCCAGCTGGACTCCATAGGCGGTGGAACTACACCGACACCGCGGATACGGGCTCTGACTTCCTGTGCAGCGTGGATTACATCGAGGAAGGCGGTGACGTCTATATCACCGACGTCGTGATGACCGATGAGTCGATGGAGACAACCGAGCCCCAAGTTGCGGCCATGCTCGACGCCGACCAGGTCAATGAGGCGACCATCGAGAGTAACAACGGCGGACGTGGCTTCGCGCGAAACATAGAGCGGCTGCTCAAAGAGACCCATGGCAATAGAAGCTGCGTGGTGAAGTGGGCAGCGCAGACGGCGAATAAAGAGGCTCGCATCCTAGCTTCGAGTGCCTGGGTGAATAAGCACGTCTTCATGCCGCACAACTGGGAGCACAAGTATCCGGCGTTTTACAAGCAGCTGATGAGCTACCAGAAGAAGGGCAAGAACAAGCACGATGATGCGCCCGACGTTTTGGCAGCGATCTACGACAGAGTGGCGAACCCATCGAAAGCCGTTTTTAGGGTGAGGACAGCGTGAGTCATTCTGTAGGGTAGGTCGACCCGCCACGCGTGTTCCGTCGCACTTTTCGAGTTGCTCTCTTTGCAGCGGTAGGAACCAACGGCGTACGCATGGTCGAGCGAATTATCTGACGCACGGCGGTTGCTCGCTCGTCCGCTGGCAGAGACTCAATGAGCCGTTCCAAGCCCAGTAGCCGGGAGAACTCAACTGGCTGAAGGAAGAACTGTTGCAACTGCGCAGAAGCCTCTGACTGAGCCTTCATGAAAGTGCGGCCAATGTAGGCACTGAGAGCGCCGCCCGCTACTCCAACGGCTCCTGCAGAAATCCTCCCGATGTCGTTGGAAGACTGCGAGGCTAGCCATCCAACGTAGATAATCACCAAGAATCCTATCCCGGTAGAAATCTGCGTGCTAATGAAACTTTGGCGGGACTGGCTTATGGCGATCTCGTGGTAGTACTCCAGCCTTCGTTGGGTAAGCGCCCAGATCTGTTCGAAGTCTGGTGGTCTATCTGTGAAGCTCTTCTCAAGGGCACGTATTTCTTTTAGAGACTTCTGACGAGCCCTAAACTGCCAGTAGGAAAACAGGCTGGAAATGGCAACTGCAGCAGCACTGATCGTCACGACGAGAAATATCGTGCTTGCAAAATCTACCGGTGGTGAAGTGGAGGCGTTCGACACGCTCCTAATGAGATTTTGCGAGTTGCTAAGGAGGGCGCCCAATAAGGATGCAATGAATACAACTAAAGCCAACCCCCAAGCAAGGGATCTGACTACGCGGTATACCTTCGCAACATCCACTGATGGCGGTAACTTGTGGTCCTCGTCGGAGCTCACTTGATGCCTCCTGTCACCATGGTTGCGACAAACCTTACCTGAAAGCAGGATATTAAACCATACTTACTTTCAGGAGGGATTGGAATTCGTTCCGGATAATTGCTATTTAAGCCATCGTCCTTTGCTGTTACTATCAAAACAGAATTATAAATAGGGCAATAAACAACCTTTATGCAAAAACGGACACCATTTCGACAGCGCCTGGCAAATGTAATCAGCGGTAAATCTTTGGTTCCGGCGTTGAACCCCGTAGATGGTGTCACCTATCCAGGCATGAGCGTCGGGGTCGTCTCAACACCTACGCCGACAAGCCCTCACAACTGGCTGCCCTCACCGGCTGGGTATTCGCCGCCAACAGTGCCATCGCTGAGCCATGCGCCGCTGTCGAGCTCAAGCTGTACCGAAAGAAGAAGGACGGCGACCGCGAGGAAGTCACCAGCGGACCAGCCATGGAAATCATGGAGCTGTTGGACGGTCCAAACGTGGTCCATACCGGCGAACAGATGCGCCAGCTGCACTTCACTTACATGAACATCGTGGGCGAGAGCTACATCTTCATGCGCGACATCAACGGCGAGGAATTCATTCCGGCAAAGGGCCGGCTACCGGCTGCCCTCGATATCTTTCCAGCTCACCTGGCCAGTTCCGGCTGGGGAGACGTACACCAAGAGCACCGTCTCGATTGGTGGCAAGACGTATCCAGTCACCGCCTTTATCCGCGACCTCAACCCTGATCCGTTCAATCCCTACAACGGTCGCTCGATCATCGCTGCCTCAGCTGCAACGCTTGACCTCGAAGAGCAGATGAAAGCCTGGAACCAACAGCTGTTCGCCAACGGTGCTCGACCAAGCCTCATCTTCCAGACTGACCAGCCGCTTGATGATGATGCCTACGCCCGTTGGAAAGCGCAGTTCGCCGACGACCACACAGGTACGAACTCCGCTTACAAACCGCTGCTTATCGAAGGCGGTAAAGCCACGCCATGGATGCTCAACCAGCAAGACCTCGACTTCCTCGAAAGCCGCAAGTTCAGCCGTGACGAGATCCTGGCCATGTTCAAGGTGAGCCCGGCATGATCGGATCAGTCGAGAACGTCAACCGCTCTAACCTTGAGGCCGGCTTCTACGTAAACGCCGTCGTCAACGTGGTCCCACGTGTGCGCCAATTCGTTCGCCAGGTCAACGCCACCCTAGTAAAGGTCTACGATCCAACTCTCGAGATCGACTTTGTAAGCCCTGTCCCTGAGGACATTGAGGCCAAGCTCAGAGCCGCCAGTGCTGGAGTGAATACGTGGTGGACGATTGATGAAGTCCGTGACATGTACGGCGAAGACCCACTGCCTGAGGGTCTTGGTGAGCACATCATCATCACTGGAAAAGGTGCGCCAGTCTCATTGGAAGACGTCCTGGCCAACGACTCTCCAGCGGCTAAGCCAAAGCCACAAGACCCTGAAGACCCAGACGGCGATGGGGACGATGATCTGACCGAAGACCCAAGTAACAAATCCTTAGAGGGTAAGCAGAGCATAAAAAAACCCTGACGCCTGAAGAGATTCAGGCAGCACGTGAACGCCGCGGTGAAGCTAAAGCCGCCAAGTACAACCAGCGCGGCGAGGTCTATGAGCAGCAGCTACTGACTGCGCTCCGTCAGCAGTTTGAAAAGCAACGGGCCGAGATCCTGGGCAACGCGGCTACGAAGCATTTTAAGGACTACGGCAGCCGTCGAGTCACCAAACATGACAAACGGGACTACTTAGCAGCTCTGCTTGCCTGGAGTGCCTACAACGACGCTATGCGCCTAGCCATCGCACCAATCATCTACGCACTCATCGTCGAGACGGGCAAGGACGCCACAGAGGACCTCAATCTGGACCCAAGCATGTTCAACCCGACGACGCCGGATGTCATGAACTACTACCAACAGCGTTCGCAGAAGATCGCTGAGGACGTCAACGCCGAGACGGAGAAGCAGCTGCGCGCCACTCTGAGCCAAGGAGTCGACAACGACGAGTCGGACGATCAGCTACAGGCCCGCGTTGAGATCGTCATGGGCGCAGCGCTTACTTATCGTGCCGACCGAATTGCGCGGACAGAGGTGACCAGGGCTCAGGGGTTTGCCGACGTTGAGGCTTGGCAGCAGAGCGGCATCGTAACCGGAAAAGAGTGGTACACGGTGAACGATGAAAAAACTTGCCCGAACTGCCGGGCTCTCGATGGGCGGATCATCAGCCTGGATAGCGATTTCTACAGCTTGGGGACGTGGTGACGAACGGAAACAGGACTATCAATATCAACTATGACGACATCGCGGTACCGCCCTCCATGCCAATTGTCGCTGTCGAATTTTGAGCGTATCGGTTCCGGTCGGCTAACTGTTGTATTTATCCACGGAATAATTTACTTTAAGGACAGAAAACTCTAAGAGGCTCTAAATAAATCGCTATGACTGAAGTACGCAAGATAAACAAACTGTTCAATATCGACATCAAGTCAGTTGATGAGCAGGCGCGTACGATCACTTTCTGCTTTAGCGATAACCAGCTCGACCGCCAAGGCGAGATCGTCGACCAGGCCAGCTGGGACGTCAAGAACTACATGAACAACCCGCTCATTCTCTGGGGCCACGATCCCAGCGAGAACGAGAATGTGCTGGGCCAGGGGATCAGCCTTGACCTGAACAACAACGGCAAGAGCTACATCACAGCGCAGTTCGATGATGCAGCTACCAACCCGAAGGCCGACACGATCTTCCGCCAGTTGGTCAAACGCACCCTGCGCTGCGTCTCGGCAGGCTTTATCAACCACACCTGGGACGTGCAAGACGATGTGCCGATCCTGAAGGACAACGAGCTGCTTGAAGTCAGCGTTGTCGCTATCCCGGCGAACCCACGCGCCATTGCCCTGGAGTACAAGTCCGGTGAAATCAGCACCAAAACTGCGACCTGGCTACGAGACAGCATGCGCAAAGAAGCGGACCTGCTCGATGCCCAGCTCAAGGAACAAATCACTGACGAAGGAGAAAACATGGACGAAGTTAAATCACAGCTATCAGCACTCACCGACGCGCTTGGCAAGGTCGCCGAGACGATGAACACGCTCAGCGAACAGAACGCTGCGATGTCCGCAAAGATCGAAACTATTACCTTCCCCGTTGAAACTGACGAAGAGCGCGAAGCTCGTGAGGCTGAAGAGGCACAGACAAAAGCCGACGAAGAGGCCGCTGCAAAGGCTGAGGCCGACAAAAAGGCTGCTGAAGAAGCTCAGGCTGCCGCTGACGCGAAAGCTGCAGAAGATGCAGCTAAACCTGTCGAGTTCGACGAGGACGCTGAGCTCACCCCCGAGCTTCAAGCGCAGATCGACGCAGAACTAGAAGCCGCACATTCAAATCAATAAACAGCGCAGACACCCACAGTGGTACTTAGCTAAAGGCGGCGTAACCCGACCAGCCTGGTGCTAAGACGAAGCAGACGACCAGTCTCTCGGAAACACTACTAACCGGTCATTCGACCACTTATATACACCTAAGGGGGTGATATGAAAGTCAAAGATTACATGGGCCAAATGGTATCGGCCGAAGTTGAAGCTCAACTTAAAGAGATCCAGAAACAAGAAGCTAAAAACCTAGTCAACGGCGCACACGTCTCAAAGGCGAACGCGGACAAGGAAGAGAAGGACCTAACACGTCGTTGGTACAAAGCCCTTCTCACCAAGAACGAAACAGAACAGCGCGCGATCAACGAGATCATTGCCAAACAACACGAAGACGCCGCTGTTGAGCGTGGTGAAGACTTGGCAGAGTACCGCGCTAAGGCTCAGACCGAAGGCGTGATTGGCTCAGGCACCGCTGGCGGCATCCTCGTTCCTACGACCGTGGCTGACAGCATCATTTCGAAGATGCACTACATCTCACCTCTTCGCCAGGTTGCGACGGTCATCGACAACATGCCTGCAAGCCTGCAACTTCCAAGCGAAAACACGATGGCAACGGCCTACTGGGTAAACGAAGGCGCTCCAATCACTGAAAGTGGTGAAGTCTTCGATCCGAACCTCCTCCAGCCTCACAAAGCTGCCGGTTTGGACAGCTTCACGAGCGAAGTTATCGCTGACGCTGCAACCAATCCAAGCATCCAGAACTACGTCGAGAGCAGATTTGCGATCGCCCTGGCATTGCTTGAAAACTCTGCATTCGTTAACGGTGATGGTTCAAACAAACCGTTCGGCTTCCGCTCAAGCGCGATCACACCAAACAGCGTTGCTCAGGCTGGTGCATCTCTCGCCTACACCGACGTTACGGCTCTGAAGTACTCGCTCGCCACGGCATACCGCCAGATGGCTGTCTACCTCGTGTCAAGCGCCGCTGCTCAAGCTCTTGAGAACGTCCGTGACAACTACGGTCGTCCAATCTGGCGCGAAGGTCTCGCAGAAGGTCAACCTGACAAGCTGCTTGGTCGTCCGGTCTTCATCGTTGATGAGATCCCAGCAAACCTAGGCGGTGGCAGTAACACCACTGAAATCTGGTACGGCGTTTTCAAAAACTACTTCATTGGTGATCGTGGTGGGCTGCGTGTTGACTACGGTACAAACGGTAGCGACTTTGCTAACGACAAGATCAGCTTGCGCGTCATCAAACGAGTTGGTGGTCAACCAGTCATCGGTGAATCCTTCAGCAAACTAACCGCTGTCAAATAGGAGAAACTAAATGTCTAAACTAGTTCAATTCGTAAAAGATGTGTACCCGCACTGCGTTGGCGATGTCGTCAAACTGGCGGATGATGAACTCAAGCACATTGCATCAAGTGCGTACAAGGAGTTCAGCGACGCTACCGTTCGCGCAGAAAAAGCAGTCGAAGCAGAGGTTGTCGAGGCTGAAGCCAAGGTAGCCGCTAAGACAGCTGAGGGGAAAAAGTAATGAGTCGTTATACTCAAGCACTTCCCGCTCAAACTGCCGCTGGCGCGACGTCAACCACCTATGTGGGCACGGCTGAAACGACGAATGGTGATGTCACGAACCGTGTCACCGTCACGCTCACACCACCAGCCGGTTTTTCGACTGTCACTGGTGTTGCGACTAACAACGTAACGTTCAACGTTCGCCAGCTTCGTGCAGGTTCTAGCCTCGGCACAATTGCCTCGTTGCAGTTGGCTGTTGGCGCGAACCTCGTCGCCGAAACGCCTATCACTGTCCCTGTAACTGCACCTCTCGCGGTGCAAGGCAATGACGTTTTCGATGTGCAGATGGTACAAAACGGAACTGGCCTCGCGGTCGGTGCCGGCGTGTTTGTTCAAGTACAGGTCAACTAATAGGCTAATCACCTAACAACAAATGAAGCGTCTAGTAATGGCGCTTCTTTTGTTATAAATTACAAACATATATGAGCGTCATCTTTACCGCAGCAGATTTGAACACCTATTCGGGCAAAACATTACAGTCTGGTCCAGCTGCTGAGGTAACGGCATCGGTCAACGCATACATTGAGACACAGACTCATCGGTGTTGGGGTGAGACTAAGACTGTCGTCGAGCGCTACGACTGGGGTAAGACGCTCTGGCTTCGACACATGGATGTCACGGCAGTTACCGCTATCAAGGTTGGCTGGCCAGGCCAGATCCAAACAACACTGCCTTCGAGTAGCTACTTCAATAACGGGTGGGGACGTATCACGCTGTTTGGATGCTGGCAGGTCGGCCGTCTAGTCCAAGCGGCTACTACAACGACTACATCGAAGTCAGCTATAGCTACGGCACGACGGCAGTGCCGGCCGATCTCAAAGAAGCGGCAATGGGTGTAGCTCTCGGAATGTACAACTGGACTATCGCGGGTGGTAAAGAAATCGTTGCTACCTCAGTCGGCTCTTTCCGCCAGGAGTATTCGGGCGCAGTACGAGGAGCCAACACCGGTCCAACGCCCTACAAGGACGCGGCTGAGGCTCACTTCATGACAATCAAGGGTTACGCACTGCAGAGGTTGTAATGGGGCCTCTACTTGTCCATACCTGTGACATCGCCAGGAACCAGCCGGTCGGCACCAATGGCCGTCATTCATTCACATCGCTCGCAACTGGTATGCAATGCCTCTTTTTGCCTATGAGCGCACAGGCGGCGATTCAGAACGGTTTTAGCGTTGGTTTTGCCTGGGACATCTACTTCCTAGATGGAACTGACGTCAAGATTGGCGACCGCCTGACGCAAAACGGCCAGACCTACATCATCCGCGGCAAGCAGCCTTACGCCAACATGCCACTCGTCAGCCATCTCCATATGACTGCGGAGACGGAGCACGCCAATGGCCAGTAACGGCATCACATATCAGATCTTTATGGATACGAACGGCCTGCCCGAGCGCTTGGAAGCTATGTCAATGGGACTCGACAGCTACATCAACTCGTGGTTGCACAACGCTTCGTACTTCATCAAGGAAGAGATGAGCAGCCGCGCCCCAGAGGGCGTTGGTGGTGTCAACGGCCAAGGACTCAAGCACAACATCGGCATCGACATAGATCCCGCCCTCAGAACAGCCATGATCAAGCCGAACAACAGCATTGCCTACGCCGACGCCGTCGAGACTGGCTCACGTCCCCACCGACCACCAGCGGTCCAGACAGTTCCCTGGCGCAGTGGTGCGAGATGAAGGGACTAAATGTCTGGGCTGTCGCCAAGAGCATCGAACTGCGTGGCACTAAACCTCACCCTTACATAGAACCGACCTACCAGGCTACGAAAGGGCCTGTAGCAGTCATGTTCAGCGAGGGAATCGCCCAATACCTAGGAAGGATGCAAGCAATATGACCCAGTACATAGGCATGAACCGCCGAATCAAAGACGCACTGAAGACAATTTTGAGTGGGATCACTTACGACACTGGCGCTGGTCCTGAGCCGGCCTTCGTTAGCGTCCTGGACAACACTAAAGACGAGTTCGAGGGCTATCCGGCCATCCGCATCCTGCCGAACAACCTGAACAGCACCATCGTCACCAACGCTCAGAATGACCACACCGTCTCCTTCGCTGTCATCATGCACTTCCCGCTGAACTCACCCGACGAAGTAGAGAGCAGCATCTACAACCGCATGTACGACCTGACTGACCTGATCATCGACACCACTGAGCACTCCGACTACATCGGTCAACTCTCGACGATTGATCCAACAATCCAGAACTGGCTAATGGTCGTAAAACAAGGTCGTTGGTATATCGCCAATGGCAAGTCTGGCTCGCTGTTGCTATGCAACCTTGATATCGAAGTTTCCTATAGCAAAGACGTGTTCTAAATGTTAAGTTGAAATTATGCAAGATACACCGGACGAAAAGCCAAAGAAAGTAATCGCTAAGAAGCTCGTTACACCGAAACGGAAGTATTTCAGTCCAACAAGGGGTGAAGTTGAAGCCGAGTCTTTGGAAGACGCTGTATCCCAAGTGCAGGCGCTAGAAGCCGACGAAACTAATACGAAAGAAGAAAAGGTAGGTGATGCCAGGTAATCCATTTATTGGAAAAAGAGACTCAATCGGTGTCGGTATTGAAACCACACCAGGAACCGCGGTTGCCCCGCAAGCGTGGAAGAAACAGATGGCGCTAACGCTCGATCCAAAGACGACGGTTGTTCAGAACAACAGCGCCATGGGCCGTGTCGAGGACATCAACGACTCAGCAGTAACTGAGGAATGGGTGGATGGTTCAATCAACGGCATCGTCGGCGACACCACTATCGGCTACTTCCTGGCCAACATGTTTGGCATCGTCACGCCAGCGCTCCACTCATCCGAAACGATCGTCTACGACAACACCTTTACGGTCGCCTCAAGCACTCTGCCACCAAGCCTGACATTCGCTCGCTCTAACCCAGTCCGATCTCAACGCTTCGCTATGGGTACCCTGACCGATCTTGAAATCGATATCAAACAGAACGACTGGGTGCAGTTCACCGCAACTGTGACAGCTAAATCTGGAACGGTTAGCACCGAGACGGTGGCCTACACCGCTAACAACCTCTTCACCTCAAAGCATGTCACCATCAAGACGGCGGCCAACCTGGCTGGCCTGGCTGGCGCGACGGCACTACAGGCAAAGAGCCTGAAGCTGAAGATCAGCCGCAAGGCGGAACGCTTCACGCCATTGGGCGGCATCGACCCTGTCTCCTTCGATCCCAACGCCTGGGGTGTCACTGGCACCATCGTCACGCGCTACACCGACACGACGCTAGAAGACATCGCGTTCGCTAATACCGCACAGGCAATGAGCATCGCCATCGTCAATACAGACGTGACCATCGGTACGTCGGCCAAACCAAGCCTGATCTTCACAGCCCCTCAAGTCCGTCTTGATCCACAAACCCTGGACAACAAGCTCGAACAGACCTTGAGCGCAACCTACAACTTCCACGCTGAACTCAACACGACTGCCGGCTACATGCTTCAAGCGGTCCTGACTAACCTTCAGAACGGTTACGCACATGCGTAGGTTGGCGATCACTAAGCGCGTCTCGCTCGAAGGGGTTGCTGATGGCTGGGGGAGTGACTGCTTCGCGCTCGTTACTCCAGCTAGCTACGCCGAATATATCGAGTTCAGCGCTATGAAGGACAAAACAGAGCTCGAGGCTGTTTCCTACTTAATCGACTTCGTCAAGAAACACCTCGTCTCAGGCAAGGTCAACCTGCTTGACGACGACGGCAAGACGGTTCTCGGTGAGTTGCTGCCTGAAGACGTTGACGCCAGCAAAGACCTGGTAGACAAGCTGTTCAGCGAGATCGTGGGGGTATCCCTCGACCCAAAAGCTTTATCGACAGCGACGGAAACGTCACCGACCAGCGAGCCTACGACCGCGCTCTAGAAATCTACGAACAATACGAAGACGCGATTGTTCTTGAAGACTCCTCGAATATTAGCCGTACTGTCGCCGATGACATACGGCTCTTTCGATATATGGAGCGTTTTCATCTGACGTATGAGCAGGCGATGAATGAACCAATCGAAGTAATAAACCGCGCCTTCTTTATATGGTCGCTTGATGCCAAACGTGATAATTTAAAGTCAAGGAACACATAACTAAATACTGCATGGCATCTATAAATACAATCGGCATTCTGATCGCAGCAAAAGACGAAGCCTCTGCCGTTATTGCTAAGACTGCCGCTCAAACCAAAGCTGCCACTGGTGAGGTCAATGCACTCGGTGCCGAATCGAGCAAAACCGGCGGTCTACTCAGCGGCGGTTTGATTCCGAGCCTTCTCGCTTTCGGCGGTGTCATCGCGGTCTTCTCAGAGGCAGCGCATAAAGCCGGGGACTTCCAGGCGCAGCTCACCAAGCTTGTCACCAGTGCTGGCGAGAGCGCGAACAACCTAGCCCTGGTCAACAGCGGCATTAAGAGCCTCGCCCTCCAGACTGGAGATAGCGTCACTGAGCTTGCCGACGCCATGTACAAGGTTGAATCAGGCGGACAACACGGCGCTGCTGGACTGATCGTGCTCAAAGCCGCTGCCCAGGGTGCCAAGGCTGAAGGTTCAGACCTAACCACGACGGCTGATGCACTCACCAGCGTCCTGGTGGATTACCACCTCAAGGCAGAGGATGCCGCGACAGTTACGTCCAAACTCGTAGCTGCGACCGCAGCCGGCAAAATGAGCTTCCAGGACTTAGCTGCCGCCATGCCGGCCATCCTGCCAGTCGCTTCTGCCGCCCACGTATCGCTCAACGACATTCTCGGCGACATGGCCTCCATGACCGTTCACGGTATGAGCGCCCAGCAAGCAGCTGAGAACCTGACTGATGTTATCCGCCACATGCAGGCACCAACAGCCTTGCAGGGTAAAGAGCTGGCTCTACTCGGCCTGACGACGACGCAGCTCGCCGACGATATGAAGACCCACGGCTTGTCGGGGACGCTCCAGGAGATCTCAACCAGAATTCAAAACCTGATGCCTCCGGGATCAGACAAAGTGATCTTGGACCTGAAGACTGCGCTGAACGGATTATCGCCTGCCGTCAAGGAACTCGGCATGCACCTGTTTGACGGCACGATGAGCGCCAAAGACTACGGCAAGGCTGCCCTGGCGCTTGATCCAATCAGTGCCAAACAAGCAGCATCATTCGCCACCCTCGCTGGCTCTATGCACCGCATTGGTGACCAGCAAATGACCGGCGCAAGTGTCATGCAGAACTACGGTCAGGCGCTGAGCAAAGCCACGGGTGATGCCACTGGACTCAAGGTGGCCCTCATGCTCGCTGGTGAGAACTACGGCGTTACCACCGATGCGATTAAGTCGATCAGCGGCGCGACGGCTGAAGCCGGAAACAATGTCAAAGGCTGGGCCGAGATTCAAAGCAACTTCAATACCAAGTGGAGCCAATTCCACCAGTTAATTAGCGTCGGTCTGCTGACTCTCGGACAAAAGCTGTTACCAGTTCTTACCACGGTAGTGGGATCGATCGTTGATTTCGGCATGAAAATCGAAGCGTCAAAACAAAAGGTCATCGACATGGCCAAGCAAGTGTCGGCGTTTCTAACACCATCGTTTGAAAATCTCGGAAAGGTCATCGCGACGCAGGTCGCGCCAACCTTAGAACGACTATGGGCGGAAGTTCTCGTTCCGCTCATTAAGATATTTGGCGGTCTGTTCGTTATAGCCGTTAGGGCAGCTGTCGATGTCTTGGCGGCTCTTCTCACTGTCGTCACCCCGTAATCAACTTCCTTATTACAAACAAAGATTTCTTGATTCCGATTATCGGGGGCTTCGTCGCGCTAAGAGCTGCCATGATGCTCCAAGAAGCCTTCAGTGTCCTGCAAACAGGATTCATGATCCTTTCGAGTAACAGCATCCCTGCATTAATTGCTCAAGTCACCGGTCTGGATGCGCTTATTGCGGCTCCTATAGCTATGCCAGCCATCGCCGTGGGAGCTGCTCTGGCCGCCATTGCCTTGGTCTACAACGCAGCCATGCAAGCCAGAGATGCCGTCAACGCTGCTTCAGATGCAAAATCACAACTCGCCTCTGAGGACAGCAAACTCGTTAGCCACTTTGTTGCCGTCTATAAAGACCCAAACAGCGATGCCAACGCCAAAGCGCTAGCTAAGAAATTCCTGCACAACGATGGGGTTGGCGGCTATGCCCTCGGCACCAACTTCGCCCCTGGCGGCCTCACGATGGTCGGCGAGAACGGTCCGGAGCTGGTCAACCTGCCTACGGGCTCAAAGGTTCACACCGCGAGGGAAACCCAGCAAGCGATGGGCCAAGGGGGTGGTCCAAATCTAACAATCACCGGCGCCTGCACATCCACAACAACATGGATGAGCGGAGGTTCTTGGCTAACCTCGGGTGGAAGTTGTCGCTGCGATGATCGTTTCACTCAACGGCTACGTCTTGAATGATCCGACCAACCCAAACAGTCTCTACTTAGATGAACCTATCGACGGGCTCGGTCTCCCACCTGTCCGCACCTCAAGTGGCAACTACAGCGGCCGTGACGGCGGCTACGTTGGCTCCCAGTTCTATGGGATGCGTCTCATAACGCTGACTGGCTTCTTCTTCTCGAGCAGTCCTGCCGCTCTTGAAACGAGCCGTCGAGCCCTTGCCGCGGCTATTGCCACATCGAGCGTAACGCTCAACATCACAACCAACGGGGGCAACCAGTACCTCATTAACTGCAACATCGACTCGCTGGATATGCCGATCCTGCGCGCTATCAATAAGGCGCCGTTCAAGATCACCCTTATCGCGACCGATCCGATCATCTATGACAACTCATCCAGCGGCTCTATGAGCGTCACAGTCACCCCAGCGAGGGGCGGCGGCATCACTTGGCCGATCACGTGGCCGATTACGTGGGCTGCTGGATCTCAACCAACGACGGTCAACAACACCGGTAATGCAACCATCTATCCGACGATCACGCTGACCGACAAGATGACCAACCAACGATCACCAACCAGACGACCGGCCAGTTCTTCACCCTGACAGGCCTCACAACGACTGCCGGTGACGTCCTCAAGATCGACATGAAGAACCGCACGGTTCTCCTCAACGGCGGCTCAGTCTTGCCGTTCATGACCAGCACAAGTTCCTGGTGGCGCTGCTTCCTGGCAATAACAGCATCAACCTGACCACTAATGACGGCACGGATACGACCGTGGCGACCGTTTCCTGGCGAAGCGGTTACAGGGGCATCTAAATGGATTTCGGCGGCTCCCGGCTGTACGAGATCGAACTCTGGAGCGCGGGAGGTTCGCGCATTGCTGACATATCCGCGCTCTGTTTCAACCGCTCATACTCGATGCAACGAAACGAAGCGGAGACACTGACCTTCAGCCTCAACCTGTTTGCCTTTGAAAACTACTGCCTGAACAACCTAGGCGGCGCAGATCCGCACACGCTCATTGCTCCCTATGTCACCGACGTCAAAGTAAAACGAGCCGGTCAGTACCTTTTCGGCGCGCAGGTGGTGGACATTAGCTTCGACCTGGCCACAGACATGTCTCGGGCTGGAGAAGGCGGTGGGGGAGCTCAGGCGACGTCACAGGACTATAAGGTGACGGTTACCTGCACCGGCTACCTCAACTTGTTCAAAGACCGCTATGTTTCCAAGGTCTACACGGCGACTGAAGCAACCTCAATCGCGACGGACCTACTGACGACTACCCAAGCGCAGACCAACGGCAGCGTCGGGGTCACTAACGCGGTCAGCCAGTACATCACGGGGGTCAACCGCGACCGCACCTACCAACGCGACAACGTAAAGCTCAAGATCCAAGAGCTGACCACGCTGATTGACGGCAACTTCGACTTCGCCTTTACATGGGACAAGAAATTCCAGACGTACAGCAAGATCGGTGCACGGCGGACGGATCTAAAGTTCATCTACGGGGGACCGCTCTCAAACGTGGCCGGCTTCCAGCTTTCGCGCAGCGGAATCAACCTTTTCAACAAGATCTACGGCATAGGTTCCGGCTACGGAACCGACCAGTTGCTTAGCACTCAAGCGGACGCCACAAGCCAGCTGAACTACTACATTCGCGAGCAGATCCTGCAGTTCAACTCGGTGGTCATCCAAGCGACGCTTGACCAGAACACGACGACTGCGGTCTCGCTTGCCAAGGACATCCTTGAGCTGCCGAAGATCACCATCACGGGCAAGGAACTGAACGCCAGCTTCCTTAGCGTCGGTGACCGCATCCCGCTCCAGGTCAACAGTCACACGTGGCTTTCCAACATCAACGGCCTGTACCGAATCGAGCAGATGGACGTGACGATCGATGAAAACGACTTCGAGAGCGCCATCACCCTGACCTTTGATAACTACGGAGTCAACCAGAGTGAATAGTCGGCTTGACCAAGACCAGGACAACGCCGCGCTCACTGAGATCAAGAACCTTCAGAGCGATTTTGCTGAATTGAAGTCGAGACAGAGCATCGGGCGGGCACTGGTGAAGCGGACATACGTCGTCCAGACTGCAAATGCCTTTGACCTAAGCGCCTACAGCATTCCAGCCAACACCTTGCACTCGTTCGTCATAACGGTTACCGGCGATGGGTCGCAGCCCAGCCTTATGGCATCCAGTACAGCCAGGTCTATAACGGCGGGACGGACGCCGGCCATCGGCTATCGGACTACCAGCAGCTTGACGCAACAGGCACCTATTACTCCTGGCTACCATCGCCGCCGTCGCCACTAGCTGGGCGAACAAGATGAGCTGGACGATTGCGGTGCAAGCCGGGTCTTCGAGTGCCTCTGTCTACATCAAGATTCGAACGATGATGACGTGTAAAGGGGTAAGCCTAAGCCTGAGCTACTAGGGAACCTATGACTAGCCGTATCAACCAACAAACTGAAAACACTTTCATCGCTCAGGTCAATGAGCTTGATGCTGGTATCCGGGAACTGAAGACCGGCGTCCAGTTCACCGAAGCAAAACTGTATGAGTACTCCAGCGGCAACGCCTATGACCTGACCGGCTCGCTTGGTGCATCGGCGGGCAGCAACCAGGTTCTCGCCCTACTACTAGTGACGGCGACATCGGTGGACGCCTCCAGCTTCCTATCGGCCTTTACCCCGGAGCTGTGGATACCCAATACGAGTACCTCGTACCATGACACCCTGGTGAGCAATTACCAGATCACCTACAACAAGATCATTACCGACGACATCACTAAAACTCAGTACTGGTATCAGATCAGTGCGCGGAATGCCGTCAGCGCCAGCATATTTTACTTTAAGGCTCACATTTACGCGACGGTCCCGGTCAGCGTTGCCTACGCGAGGCTGATATGAACCACCTAGAGCGCCAACCCACAATGGCGTTGAGGAGAAGCTGGCCTACCTGCGCACCACATTGAACGATATGCGTCAGGATCAAACCTTTGGCGCCAGTGACGTGCGCACGTACGTGATCTACAACCAAACATCGAACATCGATATCACGTTGACCAGTCTTACCACCACAACGCCGCAGTGTATCGAGATAACCCTGACTCCCAATACGCTGGCCAGCAATCCCGTCATCGCCTACGATTTCTCCTTCAACCTATTCGGCCATCCGGTGCGGTCACGAGCTATCGATTTGATCCATTGCCGCCAGTCGGCGGTGTGCAAAAGTTTCGTCTGTACCTTATAGCTGTCGGCTCAACAACGTCTTCGCTTGGCGTCGGCGTTTCGTTTTGGACAATCTCACCGGCTACGTACACCGTGGCACAGGTCACGCCGTAAATAGGGTAGGCAAAAGACGGTCATTGTTTTACATTAAGGACAGAAACATAAATAGAGAACATTACCTTGTCGAAACTCGTAGCAAATTACACCGCCAATGGCAGCAGTACCTCGGATGAATACGGAACTTTCGTAACTTTTAACCGCTTCTTTCAAGGCGACGTAATTGAAGGCTTCGCGGTAGTTGCCAACTCGTCGCCAAACATGACTGTCTATGTGCAGCCTGGCAGTGGCCGAATCACCACGGGCACGTATCCAAGCTCTTACGGCTACCTCATCAGCCACGACACGGGTAGCCAGGGCGAGGCAGTCACCATCGCGACAGCCGCTGCCTCAGCTCGTATCGACTATGTCCTTGCTTACATCGATAAGGCGGTGGCGGGCTCTACCTCTGGTGCCAACGTCAACAACACCAACAACGTCCTGAAGTTCGCATCGGTTGCCGGTACTCCTTCAGGCTCGCCAGTTGTCCCGACGCTTAGCCAGATTCAGACAGCCATTGGGGCCGCCAACCCGTACATCATCCTGGCGCAAGTTGCTGTGGGCGCAAGCGTCAGCACGATCACCAATCCAAACATCACTGACAAGCGCGTCTTTGCTGCTTCTCGAAATGCACTCGCGCTTGGAGCTGCAAGCTACGTAGACAACGGCCTGGTGTGGTCATCCGTATCGGGACTCAACGGCACAATGACTGCGGGACTTGCTTACGTCAACATCAGCGGCGTCATGTTGGCGGTCAACCTTGCCGCTATCGCAAGCCGAGCATTCACCGCGAGCAAAGACACCTATGTCGCAGTGGATGTTTACGGCAACGTGACCTACAACGAGGTAGCTAACGGGCCGCACAGCCAGCTTTGCCTGTCAACGCAGTATGGCTCTCACAGGTAATTACAAGTGGTAGCGCCATCACAAGCGTTCGCAATGGCATCGCCGCGTCATGGATAAATTACGCCCCAACGTGGACATCGACAGGAACGTGGCCAACCTTAGGGAATGGAACCATCAAGGGAAGATACATCCAGGTCGGAAAGACGATTACGGCTACAGTCACCATCACGACAGGTTCAACCACGACGTATGGCAGTGGTGAGTATACATTTTTGCTGCCAGTAGTGACAGCAACGCAGAGCGTTATGTATATAGGCTCGGCATGGGGTTTTAGGTCCGGCGTGAGCTATCTAGGTGGTTCTGCAAAAGCTAATGCTGGGGCTTCCGTCTGCCAGATATACAACTCGGCCGCTTCCGGTGCCTCATGGGGTCCAACCAACCCTGTCACATGGGCGTCCGGAGACAATATTTGCTTCACGATAACCTACGAGGCTGCTTAGCAATGGATAGCACGCAGCACAACCAGGTAGACAAAAACGACATCAAGATCGCTTTGCTTGAGAACAACGCCGTCATCTTTGAACGCATGGATAAGGCGATTCATGAGAACGGCGCGAGTATCACCAAGGCTGTTGAGAAGAAAACCGACAGTTTCATCACCGAGATCACCAACCTCGCCAAAGTGCAGGGTGAACACTCAATCGAGATCGCCGCCCTCAACTCGCGGTACGACAAGATCTGGTCGAAGGTGGCCACCGCGTTAGCCATATCAAATGTAATCGTCGGCGGCATTGTCTACCTTGTTGTAGGCGGCCACGTAGGCAAGTAGCGGCATGGCAAAGACTCTGGACCAGTTCTACAACGACACCATAGGCAAGGCGTGGCCAACTACCAGGGTGGCTACCAAGGCGAGTGCGTTAGTTTGGTTTCGCAGTATTTGGCCCAGTGTTTCGATATGCAACCAGGCGCCTGGGCAACGCGGTGGATTACTGGACGAACCCGAACCCAGCAATTCCTGTGGCATTTGACCGCTTACCGGCCGGGACTACGGCACAAGATGGCGACATTCTTGTTTGGGGTGATGACGTCGGCAACTGGACTGGCCCATATGGTCACATCGCTATCTGGTACCACGGCAAGATTTATGACCAGAATTTTGCTGGTAGGCGGACAGCTGGACTCGATGCCTTCTTTTCGCAAGGCTACCTTGGCAAGTGGCGACCAAAGATCAAAACGATAGCAACCCAACCATCACAAGGAGGTGATACAGACATGATTACAAACGCAGGACTAAACGCTATCTACTGGGCTTATCTCGGTCGAGAACCTGACCAGGGGGCCATTGACCACTACGTAGGTCACTACACGGTCGACTTCGTTGCCGACGACATCCTGGCTTCCGAAGAACGCCAGCAATATATGGCTGGCCGTGTGACAGTGGCTCAACAGCAAGCCCAGACAGCAGCCGACTTGGCAGCGGCTAAGACTCAACTCGCGACTGAACAGTCTAAGAGCGTCGGGCTGGTCAAGAACGTCGCTGACCTCACGGCTCAACTTTCCGCCGCTAATGAAGACGTCAAGCAGGCTGAAAGCATTGCTAGCGATGACGCGGGAAAGATCCACGACCTCACTGTCAAACTCGACGCTGCCAACAAAGCTGTTGCAGCAGCAAACGCCACCATTCAGCAACTTGAAGCGGCTGACAAGCCAGTACCGACAAAACCAACCGGAACGGTCGTACCTCCTACATCACAAGCAACGAATCCTCCTTTAACTCCACCAAAAACATCAACATGGCTCACAACAGTTGTGGATTGGCTTGTCAGCGCACTTAGAAGGAACGGGTGATGGTTGACGATGAACGCATATTGGAACTCGCGCGTTTCACCCCGGAAGGCAAGCTAACGCCTGGCTTTGGTAGCCACTACGTATTCCTTGTCGGTCGGGACGATGTACACGGCATTTTGCGGCATCTGATCCAACGCGAGCAGTTTGAATTCGACTTCAACCAGTACGGGTACGCAGACGATGAGATCAACGCCGACATCATGAAGCTCGTCCAAAACCCAGAGGTTGTGGTGCAGGGGACACTTGACCGCTCTCAGGCTGGCGGTGTCCACGAACGCAATCTTCTCGCCATGGATGAAGCTCGAGATCCAGAGGGATTTAGCAATTCGATTGCAATTGGCCAGTCGGCAACACACCAGATAAGTCACACAAAGGCCGGGGTGCTGGTTGGCCAGGGTATTGCCTTTGAGGGCTCGACCAACTGGAGCGTGTCGGGGGAAGGGGCTGGCATCAGCCTGAAGCTCGGCGCACAGCCAAAGGGCTGGAAAGCGCAGAACAACACCTTGGTGGTCACAACAAACCCTGTCGTCATCGGGCGTCTGCGTACGCAGCTAGCGATTGAGCATCGCATCGCCCTGGCGCAGGAACAACAACGTAAAGCAAAGGAGCAACTATGAAAAACACAATCAAATCATTCTGGACAGACGTACCGTTCTGGGTCGGCGTCATCCTAGTCATCACGAACGCGTTGGTTGACTCGGGCTACATATCACTGCCAGACACCACAGCCACGTTCATCAATGCCATCCTCGCCGCGTTTGGACTTGGCGTCTTGCACATCCGCCAGCAACGCAGCCTGAAATAGTGGCTAATTGGCTGCTATCATCGTTTCTCAGCGTTCGTACATGAAAACCTGATACAACAGTCGTCCAAAAAATGAAGCCACCTAGAAGCGCGCTAGGTGGCTTTTGAATTGAGTGACTGTTCTGTACTGTTGTCATATGGCAAAGCAGACGTATACCCGCGTTATTGATGATCTCACCAACGAAGTCCTTGAAGAAGGCCAGGGTGAAACGCTCACTTTCGGTTTCCAAGGTAAGTCCTACAGCATCGACCTTGGGCAGAAGAACGCTGATGAGTTCCGCAAGCTGATGCAGAAGTACACATCCGTTGCTACCCAAGAAGTCTCGCGTCTTCCGCGCGCTGCTTCTTCCTCCGCTAAGAGCGACAAACAAGAACTCAAAAAGATCAGGGAGTGGGCTGCTTCGCAGGGAATTGAAGTGAACGCCCGTGGACGTATCGCAAAGTCCGTTGAGGATGCTTACCACGAATCGGTCGGTTAGAGGTCCATTCCACAAAAAGGTCCCCACCATTGCCGGTGGGGACCTTTTTGTTGGCTTTTCG